GAGGTTTTTTTCGCCCAAAAGCACAACAGTTCCGCAAGTTGGTACGGACCAAAATAGCTTTTATATTTGCCGATATAAACTTTCATCTGTTAGCTTCCTTCGTAGCTAATAGTTCTCTCGATTTTTTCGTATACCTGCGACCAGCCACATCCGTATGCTGGTACAATCTCGACGTATTCTGGCAGTTGGTTGTCATCTACGTTTCCATAACCACCAGCAAGAAAATAAGCGCCAGTAATTTCATGGTTATTGTGCTTGAAGCGATCACGCTCACGTTTGTATATTTCCAGCGCTTTGTATAATTTATCAACGGTTTGTTGAAGTTCTATGTTTTCATCGCACAGATCCTCAACGAGACGATGGACGTCGGAATTATTTTCCTCCATCACACCATCATACAAAAAGTAATGGCGAGGCGTTTCATGATCGACGTAATTCAGGACACCCTCGGACAAGTATTTTTTGATCGTGTTAGTCATCGTTTGAATTCCTCAACGAATTTCCCGTCTTTGACTTTCAGTGTCTTTACAGGATGCGTAAGATTTCCAGACAGCTTCAGATATGCTCGACCTCCGTCAATGGACACATTACCAACGGTATAAAAGTCGTGGCGGTGTTGACTATAACACAGTTTTCCATCGATGTCAACCATATCGAATGTTACCTGTTCGATTTTATCCGCGTTGGTGATCATCAGATTTCCGTCAAAGTTTCGGTATAATCCGAAGTAGCGATTGCCGAATTCGGGATGGGGTGTTTCCCTATAGAAAATATCCATAGCGTTTGTTCCCGTATCAACAGCGGATGTACAAACGTATTGGATGGGAACACCGTCCTTTTCGCTATAGAATTGTTCAACTTTGCCTGTGTCCAGATATGGACGATGTTCAATGTTCATTAGGCTTCTTCCTCTTGCTTTTTATAGAACATCAGATCGGGATGAGTTCCTTCACGGAAAGCTTTGGCCTGCTGTTCATAGTATTCAGCGCATTGTTCAGCTGCTTCTTCGAGAGTATATCCATGATCTGGGTTGGAACCAAAGCAACCCATCTCTCGGCAAAAATGCGGAGCAATGTGGACACCGTTGTCGCGATAAAAGATGTCGTACGTAGTCATATCAAAAGCCCTCTAAGTTCATTTTCATACCGACATTTGCCTCAGATGTCGCCGCTGATCGGTTTGTCCGGGCTTTTCTCGGCATGTTTGGGATCATTCCTTTTATGAATGATCACCGGCTTGATGGAGTTGGTGGCTTCGTTGAACTGGTTGAAGGCAGTATCTACCAAGTTGCGGAGATTGTACCAACGGCCGTTAGAACAGATGTGACCAGTGTCAGTTCGAACTACAGTCATCAAAAGTCCGCCAACTTCATTGTCACACCGACATTTGCCTCAGCATTACGCTTTGCATCTTCGAAGCTCATGAACGGACCAGCGCTCGTAAAATCATCAAGCAGCCGTCCTTCGGGCGTATAGAGCATAAACGTACGATCATTCCTTTTATGAATGATCACCGGCTTGATGGAGTTGGTGGCTTCGTTGAACTGGTTGAAGGTCATCATAGTCGGTTCCTTTCGTTCCTTACAATACTAATATAATCAAAAGAGGGGCTGATGTCAACCCCTCTCACGAACTTTTTTCGATTCGCTCAGAGAGAAGCTTCCATGAGTTCCAGGATTCTTCAACCTTCGATTTCGTCATAACGTTCCAACGGTCAGAGAGACTCGACCAAAGTTGAATCGCTTGATGGCCCTTAGGCGACACCACCAATCGCATTTTGGTATCGCCGATAGAGATTTCTTCGAGAACGGTATATTTAATAACAAACATTGCGTTTCCTTTCGTTTCGATATCAATCTAACACAAGCAAACGAGGATGTCAACAAAAAAATGAGGGGCTAACCGTGGCCCCTCGCGGACGTGTTACGGCGTCACCCGATCCGTTGGTGGAAGGAACTAGAAACGAAAGGAAACACCAACGGTTGTCTCTTCGTAATCAAAATCACCATCGAACTCGAATTTTGTATAACCAACAACGGCATCAGTGATCTGATAGTCTACACCAAAGTCAACGCCGTCGAAGTTCAGCGATTGACCCGGTGCATCAGAGACCTTGAGAACGGGTGTAAAGGAAAAACGGTCGATGGAATACTCGACGCCAATACCGGTCTCGAAGCGTTCAGCTTCGAATTCGTACTGAGTGTAACCGACAACGTCGAGGTCGTTAGCCGCAGCGGCGCTAGCAGAAATGGCGAGAGCAGCTGCAAAAGCAAGAGTCTTCATGTATTATCTCCAAGATTGAGTAAGGTTAGGCGGGGTGATTCTGTTCCTAGGTTCACCCCAAACCCGAGTTACTTATGCCGCAAGGGCGTAAGCACGAGGAGCTGCGTTGATATTGGCAACTATGAGTTTGCGACTATGACGCGTTCGCCTCCGGTAAACTCCACTTCGCTTTCACACCTGTCGATTCCCAAATTCTCAGGCCCATCAAAGATACACTAAGCTGATAACTTTAACCCTCAGCCGCTGGCGCTTTTTAGCGTATCTATGGTGGACCTGTGGAGGCTCGAACTCCAGTCCAGTATGTGTCCACGTTGCTTCAACGTTTACAAGGTTATTTATACAACTTCCTTTTTATAATGTCAACCAAAAAATTACTGATTCACCTCACTATGGTTAGTAGTCAAGTCTTCAAAACTACCACGCAGGTCAATATCAGGAATGATCTGTTGCGGCTTGAATGTGACACGATAGTGGTTTGCGCTAACATCGATCGTTTCAAGCTGTTCCGCAAAGTAAGTTACATTATCACTAAGACCTAGCTGGTGCCGAACAAACTCACCATTACCGTCTTTGCATGTAACCTGCACACTCGACACCCGATCATCTAGAGAACATGCGCCAATTACTTCAAGCATATACTCATCAGTGATACCGTTCATAAACACAACTCGACGCATCACTTCAAAGTTATCGGCGGCACGGCTAATATTGTGTGATACCATCTGTGCGTCATCCTGACAAGCGCTGAGTGCAAGCACACTGCCCATAAGTGCCGCGGCAGTTAAAATCTTAGTAAGTTTCATAGTATGATTTCCTTTTGTTTGTACTTCGACAATATATGGTCAATCTGTCAATGTCAACCACTTTTTTGCAGAAAAGCTCATTTTTCTGTATCGTGAACGTGTAGCATCAGGATTGCATAATGAATGGCCTTCATCAAGTCCTTGCGTTGTTCGGTCAAATCGCCCTTCTGCCCATAACGTTGTGAGTACTTCATTATGTTTCCGAGACAAAAACCTTGCCCGTTACCAGTTGCTATAATCGAGTCAATCGATTGAAAACTGTTGTGAGTAGACGCATAATGAGACTCATACGTTGAACGAATGTATTCCTCGATCTCAGCAATGTAGAGATCTTCATTATACTTCATGCGCCAACTCCGTTTTCAATATCTAACTTGTGATAACCAAGAACCCAATTCTCGGCAATATTTTCGACTTCGGTCAACGTTTCTTTACGATACTCTTCAACGAAGAAAAGATGCCCTTGATTGTCGAAGTATTCGATCTCAAAGAGCTTTGGGCCGGCGAGCCGGACTTTACAGTACCCTTTGTCGTTGTCTGTGAAGAATGTTGAGATTGTTTTTGACATTGTGTTTCTCCATCACCGTCTACAAATTGATCGATCATTGGAAAGATCGAAGTTATCGCTTGAGCGCATGCTCGTGCAATCTCTCTGTGTTCCTTCTGAGTCTCTTTACTACTACGAATCTCGATATAATGAATCCAACTACGAATACTACCATTAACGTACATTCGAGACATTGTCAACCCTTCGGGAAGAACTGCTCGTGCTTGTTCCTTCGCAATGCCGTTTTCGACTGCCCATCGGTAATTCGATTCGCACAGATCTATAACCTCTCTCTGTCGCTTTTCCCACTGTAGTTGCAACATCGCATCATCGGTGGTGATACTATTTTGGCGATTTTTCGAATCCTGTAGACGCGCCTCACGAGTAACAAAACTCAACGAGCTGTTCTTGTCAGTCGGGTCTGCATATCTTTGACTAAATTCCTGGAAGGTGAATGAACGATGACGAAGCAGTTGCCTACCAATGTCACGAGTGGTTTCAACTTCAAGACAAGCACCAACCATTTCCAAGGGAGACCAATGCTTATTGCGAATCAGATAAGAAATCAATCTATCCGATGTCTCAGTGTTGAACTGATTGGTTGGATTCGAAACACGAGCACAGAAAGCAATCAATTCTTGAACGTCATCAATACCATGCTTAGCAATTTCTTCGGTTGGTTGTGTGTATGAAATTAGTCTAACTGTCAAAACCTCATTTCCTTTGCTGCTTCTGAGATACCATCAAATCGATCGTCGTGATTATGATCCATTATTGGTACGTCTTGATTTGTCAACATACCATCAACTTCTTCTGTGTCGAATAGCCTCATCTTACTACGATCGACACCAACAACGAACCGTTTATGCGTATTCAAATCATTGTATCGATTTTTCAATTGCTTGACAAGGATTTTTCCTTCTGCTTCGAGATCTTCTGTCGATATCAGGGCGACCATCAAATCTGCAGTCTGGGGCAAGCCCCAACTCTCGCTTGTGTCTTCAAGACCAAGATCAGAGTTTGTCGATCCACTTCTTGTGGTCTGAGTCGCACTAACGATTGGAACATCGAACTCAACGCCAAGACCACGAATCTCTTCCGCAATTGCTTTTACGTATGTATATGAGTTGATTGCGCCACCCATTGATTTCAATCTGGCCGAAGCACAGATATTCAGATAATCAACGTAAATAATATTGGGCTCGAATTGTTTTTTTAGTTTGAGATCATTCAACAATGCTCGAAAGTGAGATGCATTTGCCTGTCCAGTTGGATACTCTTTGACGATCAATTTACCAGTCGTCTTTGCTCTAAGAGCGCCGACTCGATCCATAAAGTTATCTTTCGAAAGACCTTCGATATCCTGAATATTCACGTCGAGTAGATTGGCGTCGATACGTTCAGCGATCTTTTCTTCAGACATCTCCATAGTGATATACAAAACATTATAACCATCAAGAAGATTAGCTGCAGCCATATGGCACATGGCCAAACTTTTGCCCACGCCTGTTGAAGCCAACAACACATTGAGAGATTTATTGACAAGACCACCCTTCGTAATACGGTTGAAGTAATCCAGGTCGAACGGAATTCGTTCTTCATCCTCGTGATAGAACTCATACCGCCTTTCAGCATCGGCAAAGTAGTCGTGACCGATGTTACTGTCGAACCCAGCACCAAGAGCCTTCGTCAACAGTTCCGGAATTGCTCCCTTTGTTAGAGTTTCATGTTTGCCGTCGATGATGTTGATGCTATCAAGAATGGCGATATGAATTGCTCGATCCTGAATCCACTGTTCGGTACGATCAAGCAACCACTGTTCGTCGTTGTCTTCTTTCGAAAAGATATGAGGAACGATCTGAGCGATTTCGACGAACCGATCTTCGGCAATATTAGTTTCCGATAGTTCGATTTCGAACGCTTCTTGTGTCGGTAGTCGATTGTACTTCGCTACGTATTTACACAGTTCTTTGAATACGAGTCGATAGTTGCCCTCGAAATAGTTGTTCTGAATAAACGGCAGGACCTTTCGCATGTATTTTTCATTAGTGATAATATTCCTAAGTATCGTCTGTTCCAGGTTGTTCATTGCCATTGCCGATTACCGCAGTTCCTTCTTCGAGCGCATCTTCGATAATATACGAGAGAATGACACCAGCGTGCTCTTGCAACTGGATGTTAGTGTTTACATCAATAGGTTCTTCAAAAGGCGACCACACGAGAGAAAAATCAAAGCGTAACTCTTCGGTACTTGGATTGACTCTGATCGTGTTGTACTGAATAATACACCCAGAAAAGTCACCTGTCAATAGCCTAACTTGCCATGCTCGATCATTTTCAGATGATGGTACGAATTGATAGTCAACGTTTTCTTTCATTACTCTCCCTCGTTCTTTACGATTCGATCCATGTCGATGTTGCCCTGACCTTCGATTGAGTAAGTATTGCGGACAAACGTTTGAAACTTTTCGCTGTTCAATAGAGGAGACCAAAACTCATCATTCATGGTATCTTTTTCGTAATAGCTCTTTTCCTCAACTTCACCAGTTTCTTGATTGATAAATGAGTAACCAACACGATTACCTTTTTTGCCACGATCAAGGAAACCACCAGCAACAGCAACTTCAAGCAGGCCCGAATACTTTTCTACACCTCCTTGCCAAGAAACTGAAATCGGAATCTTAGATTTTTCTTTGACGAACCGAGATTTCTCAACATTGATGACGAAGTTATAACCAGTAACCTCAGTACCCTGTTTTTGTTGTTGGCGTCCAATGATCCATACATTGTCGGATGAATACATAATGCCGGTACCCCCTGAAACAATCTTTTTAGGGAAGAGGCCCATTTCCTCGTATGTGTGAGCAATTGCTAACATAGGAATATCGTTGAACGTTAGATATGGTGTTACAATACGAAACAATGATTTCAACTGTTTTGCTCGAGTCATATCAGCAACAGATTTTTCATCAAGAGCATCGTCAACTTCTTTCTTAGACGCAAGATTACCGATTGAGTCGACAACAATAATTACTCGATCACCAGTTGAAAGCGATTCAAGTTGATTAGCCAAATCAAACTTTAGTTCCTCAATGTTTTTGATTGGCGTATGAAGAACTCGCTCAGTATTGATACCAAAGTTCTTGAAGTAACTTTGCGGCGAGCCAAATTCTGAATCATAGAACAACATAACCGCATCAGGATACTTATCAAGATATGCTGCAGCAATCAACAGAGAGTAGGAACTCTTGAAATGGCGAGACGGCCCAGCAAGAACCGTGAGACCCGGAGTCAACCCCCCGTCGAGACGTCCAGACAAAGCAACATTGATCATCGGAACAGATGTTGGGATCATATCCTTCTGTGTAAAAAACTTCGATTCAGAAAGAACCTGTGTTTCTTTTACACGTGAATTCTTTTTGAGTTTATCCATGATAGACAAGCGAAATACTCCTTTGTGTCAATTATTCAACTCTACACTAGTTAGAGATTGATGTCAACTCATTTATGCAAAAAAGTGTTCAACAGAGTGGGACTCTTTGTTGACGTATTCAATTCTTTCTTTTGTATTATCCTGCTTCACATAAGTCGAAGACGATTCTTTCAAATCACCAGTCAGATACTTTTTGATCTCGATACAGATATCACGAGCAGTACAGGTTGGAACGTTCTGTGCGATCTCGTTGATTCTCGGCTTTCCACCAAGAAGTTCAAAGTCTTTCGGAAAACCCATCATGTGTAGTGCTTCACGAATCGTTAGGGATCGATCGAAATGTGGATGAATCGTGTCATTCATATTTCGCCCAATCACAGCGTTCATTACGTCGCCAAATACATGAGTCGATCCGTCCCATATTCCTTTGTTCATTGTGTGTTTCTTGATCGCATGAGAACAGTACTTTATGCCATCTTCGTTGTTCGTGTCTTCGAACCACTTCAGAGCATTCTCAAGCCCAAGCTTACGATGTACGTATTGAAACGCAGTATTGATCTTAGCCTCAAGCATTAGTTCTCGTGGATCTCTATTCGTCATAGCACGTATATACGAAAAGTACGGCTCGTTATAGATCTTATGGTTGATGACGATATCTTGCTGAAGATCGCCGTCTTGAATCTCTGTAACGTAATCGGTGAATGATTTGCGTTCTCTTTTGTACCAACTCATAATCGGCGCATATTTTGAATCCCAAGCAATTGCAAAGGTACGCTGTCGATTCTGAGGAATACCATGATACATCGTTGACGTTTTATAGAGAGTTAGACTGTAACCACGATCCTGTGAGATCTCAAAGAGACGATCAGCAACGTCTTTTCCTTTGTTCGTGAATAGAGCCGGAGCGTTTTCAACTACAACGACTCGACTCTTAAACTTATCGATCGAATCTTCGAAGACTCGATACATCCATTCGTTCTTTTCGCACTTAGCTCCCTTAGCGGCTTCAGTCAACCCTGTGTTTAGTTGTGATAACGCGGCGCAAGGTGGGGTACCAACAACAACATCAAGTTTTTGATTACCAGTGTATTCATCAACGTTGACGTAAGGCATGTTGAGTTTGCGAACTTCAGTCATGTAATGATTATAATGACTATCGTTCTTTGCAAACCCCTCATATGTATAGTTTGCGATCGGTGGTACGCCAAAAGCTTTCTCAGCGCCTAATGGAAAACCACCGATCAATGAGATCATTGGTGCCCAAGTAATATCTGTCAAAACCAACTCTCCAGTCCTGTTTTATCCTGTTTTGTGTATTTAGACAAGTCGTCTCTTTCATAGTTTTCTTCGACTCCGCCAAAAAGAGTGTCGCTCAAAAAACTGCCATCATAGTATTCTGGTCTAAGAATACGATTTCTCAAGTCTCTCAATAGATCGTTACGCTTTTTATCGTTCGAAAGAAGATCGCCCATCGTTTGATAGAACTCTTTTGGAGTCTTGGGACGAAGAATATCCGGAATATCTAGATGACGCTGTTCATCGTATGATGGATGTAGGAACGGAATCACGCCAGCATGAATCATTTCAATGTATTTGCTCGTAACCCAACCAGGCGCAATTGGAATGATGAACGTAAACTTTACGTTGCTCATCATTTTTTGAATTTCTGTGATATGAGCTGGTCCTTTGAACCTTCGATCATTACCAACGGAATCGCTCCATTTACCGTATATATCAACAGTCTCGAAACGATCGAGGACCCACTCCTTTAGCATACCGTAACGAGACGGCTTTCCTTCGTTCAGAACAATCATAAAGTCGGTCGAACGCTGTTCATTGACGGTTTCACTAAAATCATAGTCATAACAGAACGCAGTCTCAAGGCCACAGTAAAAAGGATTCGCAGTACTATACTCGCTCGTCTGATCCTCATACGATCGGATATGCTTTTTGGTATATTCGTAGTCGTATTGAGAAAAGGATTTTTCTGGCATATGCCACACGTCCCTAGGCTGACGCATGGTATACCTCGGATCATTGATAAGCTCGGCGTATCTCGGCCTCTTTTCGTTCAGCCAAGTTGTGATGGGCGTAACATACCACTTTGTCATGTCGAGAACCGAGGAAATCGGATTCTCTGAGTCAGTATCACGTACCTTCAAGATCTTATCAGGAATCGTGACGGATCCAAGCTGACCGACCATCATAAAAGTGTAGTCGAGTTCGAATTCTTTTTTCTCGAAGTAACGAATGATATGCTGATAGTAATCGTTATTCGTTGAAAGATCAACTCCTTTCCAAACGTCTACAACATTATCATAAGGAAAGAGTTTTGCTTTTTCTGAGTTTGAAAGAGATCCGTAATCCGATCGCCCGATTAGATAGAATGTTTTCGACGGATTGTTGTTTGCAAGAGACCTTAGAACACAGGAAGCTTCATTGTCTCCACCGATTGGTGAATACTTATTCGTTCTAAATTTTATTGACTTACCGACTTTTCCAAAGCCAATGTTCTTCATATCATTCTCCATAAAGACCGACAAAGGTCGTGATTGCTGTCGCTTTATCGTCTACGTACATGTCCCCATATGGTTTACCAAAATGGAGCTCGTCGTATAAAACGCCGTAAGTGTCGAGCCAGTTCTTTGTGATCTCACCAACATCATTATGAATTTTTTCAAGATCACCGTTGTGCGTAACCATCCTTCGAGCTGTATATATTACGATCTCATGACCGCTTTTCTTTGCGTTACGAATAGCGGAAATCATTCCATAGTTAGGTTTTGCATTCCCGTATTTCAAGCGAGTATCT